TAGATACGAAGCCTTCTTCGTTGCAAGCATTTACAAGCACAGAGGTTGTATGCCAACCTTGAGGCAGATCTTTTGCAAGATACATGATCGTTACATACTTTCTCATTGCAGCAGCACCGTTACCGTAGTCCGCTTCGCCTTGCATGATTGAAAAAGTTCCAAAGTTTGTGACACCTGTTCCGCCCTCGGAGAAAGCGTAGGCGATTGATTTTGATGTTGCTGTAGGAATCCCATCGATAGCTAATATAAACTGAGAATCTTGACCATCTGATCTTGAATCTCCTCCTGGTGGGCTTACATTCCAAGGATATACAGCGCCTCTGCAATCATCGTTGATTGCTTCAAACGCAAAGAAACCAATCTCGATTAAAGCGTCACCGAAGTCTTCCATGTAAAATGATTTGCCTAAAGTTGGGATAGACTGCCATCTAACATTTTCCATCGGCTTATATCGCTTAACAGTTGATGTATGATATAACCTGTCGGAAGGTATGCTTGCATGTGAAGCAAAGTATCCAGAGTAGCTGTCTCCAGACATAAAAACGAAATCGTTTGTAACAGCAACAGCCTCACCTTCCTGTATGTCGCCTGTTGAAAAAGCTGTTAAAGCAAGGTCAGTTTCAACGATGTCAACGTTTATGTACTCACGAAGAGCCACATTGTTTGACTCAAGACTTACAGCAGATAAGCCTGTTCCATTTACGAAAACTATTGGTGGGGTAAATGACATTTAATCTCCTTAGTATTTGTGATGGACGTACATGCCATACAAGAACTGCATTGTTGTTCTAAAATTTGAGCCATCATCGAAGTAAATCTTTGCTTTAATTGCAGTAATTGCTGTGGTTACAGTCGGCATAAAGATCGCAGTTAGAGGAAGTCTTTCGTAAAAAAGCGTTTTGCTTTGAATTGATCCCGTGTTTCCGTCTCCAGCTTGTATGCTGTTGTATCCAAATGGAGCGCAGATTGCTTGATCAACACCACCGACTGTTGCATACAACTGAACATAAAATGCGCTGTTAGCTCTAACTACCACAGATGCCGTGTTTTGTCTCTCAGTAAGCGTAACAAGGGGATTAAATTGAACACGCAGAACCTCGTTAGCTCCCACTGTAACGCTGGTGTTCCAAGTCCAGAAAGTTGTAAAAACCCCAGTAAAAGCGGCATTATAACCAAGAACAACTTGGTCAACAGATACGAAGTCATCCGCTTCATTTGGTCCTTCATCTTGTTTAAAGTGGTTTCTATTGAACGCTTCAGTTCTGCAATTCTCATCATCAATCCTTCCGTCAGTTCCGTCAGTCATGTTCTCAACATTCTCGTAAAGAGAATTAAGACCGGCTGCCGTAATTGTCGCTCTTATGTTCTGATAAGTATACTTGGTTTGAGACATTGATTTTTACCTGTATTGATTTCTAGCAAAAAGTTGGCAGTTGTAAAAACGGATTGTTGCTTCATCGACTTGAATAATCTGAGAAGGAGTTAAGCCAGCACCATCGAAAGTTGCACTCCATCTAACATCAATGTTTATAGCGTCGTTCGAAGAAACAGGGATTGTGAAAGGAAGCTGAACGGTTCTTCTTCTTCCTGCTGGTTGAGGACCAGTGGTTGAAACCATCTCGTCATTTACAAACACATAGATTTGCCATCTCCATCCAGCTCCAAAGTTTCCTGTAAACCCTGTTGCTTCTGAACTTACAAAGAAGTACTCTACGTCAACTGTGGCAGTCCCTCTAACAACACCTTCTTTTGTAGTGAATCTAAGGAACGTACCTAAGGCTATGTCATCTGAAAGCGAATTGATGCCAGATGTCCAGGCAGAAGTTGTTGATGTATAAGCGGCAAGTGGAGGCCCTAAGACAGCTACAGGGCCAGAGCCAGATGGAGAAAGACGATCCCAGGTAAATGTGTTTAAGTTAGAAGCGGCTTTATAGATGGCTTGTGTTGGCATGATTATGCCAATGCCATTACTAGCCGAACCATCAGGCTGACTATCAACAGAGATTCTGCTGTTTGCCACAAAGTTTTCTTTTTCCAAAACTTCGTAAGGCAGTTGATCCTGGCCTAAGTTTCCGTTAAACTCAGCAAGAGCGCCAGATGCTTCGTTGTTATAAACCAAAGAAGTTGTAAAGTCTCTTGCTTCAATTGTGCTTTTAGCATAAGTCTTGCTCATATGGTCTTCCTCTCACCGGCTCTTATGTTTGGCGTTGCGTTTTCGGAGATGATGTACTTGATGTTAAACGCAACAACTTGGAAAAGGTTTGTGCTTCGCAATGTAAACCTATACCATGACACTAATCCGGTGTTTACATCCCATCTTAATCTTGTTGGTTTTTGTTCACCCCATCTTGATGTTCCGATTATAGCAGGTGATTTGTCAAACGGTCCTGTTGCTGGAGTGTAAAGAGAATCTTCATCAGTTGTTCCGTAGATTGTTGCAACAACAGTTGGTCTTGATCCCGAACTTACATTGTCATCTCTGTAATTTGTGGCGCTTAGAAGCTCAATCTCATTGTGTCCTTTTGTCAGAATTTCTACCTCAACAGACAAAATCCTCTTTATCGGGCTATCATCGCCAAAGTCAAACCAAGCAGATTGCCAGGTTGACAGAAGTGGACCTTTTATTGAAGTCGATGTAATTGTGGGAACTTGATTCAAAGAATATTGCAGTATGTCTCCACCGCTACGTTTGCCTGACCAAACAAGCAAACCAGATGGATCTATGAGAGCTTCTCCAAAAATTGGTACGTTAGGCTGGATTCTTCTGCGAGGAGAAAGTAAGAAGTTTCCTGAAAGAAGTGTTGTAATGTCGTTAAACTGAAACAGATTGTCATTAACACCGTTTGCATTTCTAAATGACCAGCCTCCTGCTTGAAGGTGGTATACACATCCTCTGGAGTTTTCTGTTTCGCCATCTACAGGATAAATTACCCACCACTCTTTTTCCTTGAATGAGTACGAAGCAGAAGCCCTTGCTAGAGCACCTCTTGAGATTCTGTTTAATTCGATTTGAATGGTGTCTGAAATACGAAGGACAGACAATTGTGAACCGCCAAGCACACCGCCTTTAAATGCGTAAATCCCGTCGTAAGATAAGAAGAAGACGCCTTCTCCTTGCACAACAGTAATTGTGTTTGTTGCTGTAGTTCCGATGTTTGAATTCAAAGTTGTGCAGATGTATCCAGATCCGCTGCTTCTTATAACTTCGATCGAAGTTTCTCTGAAGATTAACAGGTTGTCGTAGTAAGGAATCAGACCTGTGATTGCGCCGCCTTTTCTATTGCCAACATCAAAGTATGAGAAAGTTGGGAACTGTTCTGGCAATCCTTGTCTTGAGTAAATAATCTTTGTTTCAGTTCCTGCTCCACCAGCAAGCCATACTCTGCCATCCCATGATGCTCCGTACTTAAGAGCGTTGTTGATTACATCTGATGCAGTTTGTGCAGGAGCTTCAACAACAAGAACCTGATCCCCTTTGGTGTCGTAGTAATTCTTAGAAATGTTATCGTCGATTTGATCTACGAAGTAGTACGTATCATTTACAAGATCTCCTCGCAAAGTGCCCATGTTTTTTGTTCTGTAAATTCTTCTTGCCACGGTTCCTGGAGGACCAATTGGAAGCAGCTGAAAGAAAACTGCATAGGTTAATCCGTCATTTACGTTGAACCAAGACACCTGCTCATAATCTGACAATGGGCTTTCTGATCCTGTGTCTGTAATGAAGCTGACTTTGTATCTATAAGTAGATGTACTGTCATCGGTCTTGTTTCCTAAGCCAGAAGCTGATCCAGGTCCAAAAGAAATTCCGCCGATTGAGTCATTGGCATTGTAAGGATAAGTTGATACAGGCGTTGCAAGTGTACAAGTTCCTTTAAAGTACTCTGGATCTGGACCTAAAACCTGTGGCTTTGGTGTAAGCTGAGTAAAACCAAATGGCTCAACTCTGTCTCTTCCAAAAAACTTTAACATCGGATCTTTGCCATTGATTATTATACAAAGCCTTCCGAAAGGAATGTACTGTTCATCAGGGTCATCAATCTTTGCAACGGTTCTGTTGTATCCAATGCGGTGCAAAGGCTTCCAGTTAGTTGGGGTTAATCCGCTGTTATTTGCAACTTCATAAGAAAGTTCACTTCCTCTTTTAGAGATGACGTAAAGCTCAGATGATCTATGTCTTTCCCAAACAAAGGTTCTGCTGTAATCATCGACAGTATTGTTGATCAAGGCAGAATGAGTGTTCTTAGGGATCATTGGCTCAAAGCCACGATCATTAACCCAGCCGAAGCCAGAATCGTCAAGCCTCATGTTTATAATCTCTGAGGCCGCGTTGTCTGGGGCTTGC